TTGCCTGCGTCTAAATTCGATGAGGCTATTCAATGGTTGGGTGGTGTGCACACTCGCAATGGATTGTCTGAAAAGGATTTATACTTACTATCTAGGTTATATTGCATAACTGTTCGA